AAATGGTGGAAGTAGCCATGATGATAATGTGGGCAGTAACGGCAGTCAGCTCTCAAACTTTCAAGCCATGCAAGCTGTGAACCTATAAAGCCGTTCGCTACAGCAATTTCATAAGAGCTTAATCCGTTTTCACCGTCAGCTCCGTCTTTACCGTCAGCCCCGTGCAAGCTCTGAAGATATTGTGCCAAACTTCCTTCAAATCCTGATTCACAGGCCAAGTCGTAACTGCTCTTTCCTACATCGCCTTTGAGACTGTTAAGCCAAGCATTAATATTTCCTGCAAAGCCAGCATCCCTTGCCAATTCATAAGCACTCTTGCCGTTAGCTCCAGGGTCGCCTTTAGGGCCACCTTTCAAACTGTCGAGCCATTCTTCAAGCGTGCCTGTAAAACCTTCTCCTTGCGCTAACTCATAAGCATTTTCGCCTTTTAATGTATTAGTTGCTTCGTTAAATGCTTTTCTGACTCGGCTAAGAAGCTCGGCAAGGTCAGCTGCTACTCTTGACTGCATGGTAGCACTATAAACCTGAATAATTTTATAGCTTTGCCAGCTTGTTACTCCGACTTCTTCTGCCAGCGTAAGGTGTGTATTATCTTCAACGCTTACAATTTCGAGTGGAGAATAATCATCTATTAAAAAAATATCACCAGGAGTTATACCTGCAAACTCCCAGTTTGTGTCTTGGCCTATAATTTGAGTAGCTGTACTGCCAGACTTAATTTTTCCGAGTTTATACCACACTTTTTAACCTCCTAACTTAATTTTCTCCATTTACATCTGGGACAAGTTCCATCACTGTTTAATACGCTTCCGCATAGCGGACAATATTCTACGGTAGGTGTGGAATGAGTTATGTCTATACCGATTTCAATATTAGTGATTTTACTGTTAAAATCATTTAATATTGAGTTGTATTCGTCCCGTATTTCTGACATTCTTTCCATATCATTATTAAAAACGGCTATGATGTATCTATCGCTAAGTTCATCAATTTTATTTTTACATATTCGTTGTTCTAAAACGATTTTATCTTCTTTCGTAAAAGGTAAAGCAGACGGTACATAGTGTTCAAGTCTACCGTTTACGACTTTATATGAACCTGTTATTGCTTGCTGCCATTCTTCTTCCGTTAATTCTATTTTAGGTTCAGGAATTTCTGTATGAATTTCATCAGAATAAAAACCTAATATTTCGCCAGTGTTTTCATCATAATTTGCGTAATACATTTTTTAATATCCTATTGCTATATAGTAACATCTTACAGGATTATTATAGTCTCCTACTTCATCTGCGTATTGAGGATAAAAATAAAATCCATATGTCGTTACAGAATCATAAATTAATTGAAAAAATAAATTTTTCTTATAGGTTGCATCACTTTTTACTTCTCCTATCGTAAGCGAAACATTAAGACATTTTGTTGGAAAACTTATAGGGAATTTAATCAATCTCAGTGGTTCATTATCATCACCTGTAATAGTATAACTACGGTATCCCCATTGAATAATTAAATTATTACTAAATTTTACATATCCGTTTTCCCCATAACTCCCAGAAACAATAGCGTTAGCTCCAGCTACACCTTGTGGTCCTTGTATCCCTTGCGGACCTTGAGGGCCTCTTGCGCCAGTATCGCCTTTATCTCCCTTATCACCTGGGTCGCCTTTGTCGCCCTTAAGACCTTTAGCACCATGAGGAATCACAAAGTCAAATATAGCGTTTTGCGGTGTTCCCGAATTAAAAACTTGAGCTGAAGTTCCTGCAAGTCCTGTAACGACATGACCTATTTGGATTGTTGCTGCTAATCCCTGCTCTCCTTGAGGTCCAGGTGTAAGGCTTATAGTATCTATGGCATTTTTTACGGCATGTACACTTGGGGGCTGGTCAGTTTCATTGCCTGCGAGTGTATTTTTTATATCGAGTTTCTGTAATTTTTTAAGTTCCTGTTTGCTTAAATGCCATTCGCCGTTGCCTAAGATATTTTTAAGCTGAGAATGATTAATCACTTGGGCAGCTATAATTTTATCTATGTCATCGAAGAAAGTTAAAGCATGTTGAATAGTAGCTTCGGCAACTTCATTAATTTGCTTTTGAAGTGTTCCTAAGTCCTGCAGTCCCATTATCGCTACTCGAACTTGCGGAAGACCTACCGGACGAAATGTTCTGTCATCGCCCTCACCGCGTATCCAGAACTCTTTAATTATTACGCCGTTTTCGCCGAACATCTTTTCAAATTCATCCCGTGTAACATAAACAAGACCAGACGCACTGATTGCTGTAACTTTTTCTGCCTGGTCAATAACAACACAGAATTTGTAAAGAAATTCTACGACATCTGCCCCGCCATATTCTGGCATATAATCACATTTTTCCCCCGAGTTAGTGTATCCATATAACACTTCTTCGCCAGTGTCTGGGTCTTCCGCGAATACGCCGACTTCACGGATATAAAAACCTTCTTCAAGATTGCTATTATTAAAAACTGCACGTAATTCCGCTACGCCAGGCATTATTATGCCATTAGTATTATAGCCTACGTTACATGAGATGATTTGCAAGTCATAAAGTTTATTTATTAATCCTGTAAATTCATACGGGTTTTGCTCGTCATTTAAGATACCATCACCGCAAGAGATACGTGAAAATTTCAGTAATTTCCCAGCTATAGCTTTTGCAAGGAGTATCTTTCCTGCTTTTGTTAAATTTACGCCGTTAAATTCAGCCAATTTTCATCACCTCTCTTACGAAATATGAACTGTTTTTGTTACAGTTGAACCATCTTCAAGCGTAAATGTCCAATTTTCTGTATTATCAGTTTTATTCTTTATATTTTGAAAAACACTATATTCTTCTTCTGTTAAATGATAATGTCCTGTTCCATTTCCGCCTAATAAATCTTCTAATTGTTCATGACTGGGAATTTCAAAAGCTGGTTCTTCAGAATCAGTCTTATTCTTTATATTTTGAAAGGCATTATATTCTTCTTCTGTTAAATGATAATGCCCTGTTCCATTCCCTCCTAATAAACCTTCTAATTGTTCATGACTGGGAATTTCAAAATCTGTTTCTTCAGAACTTTTTAACGAATTTAATATAGTAGCTTCAGCGACTTCATCAATCTGCTTTTGAAGTTTTTCTAAATTCTGTATCCCCATTACAGCTACTCGAACTTGCTGAATACCTAAAGGACGGAATTTTCTGCCATCGCCGTCCGTTCTTGTCCAGAACTCCTTGACTGTTGCGCTTTCATCAAACATATTATTTAATTCATCTTGCGTAACATAAAGGTTTCCAGGAAGTCCATTAACTGTTATATTCGCTGCTTGGTCTATGGCTATATAAAACTTATAGAAAAATTCAACATCTTCAATTCCGCCATGTAACGGCATATAATCGCTTTCTTCGCTAAAGTTACCATAACCGTATAAAATTTCTTCGCCTGTATCAGGGTCTTCTACGAAAATTCCGATTTCCCTAACATAAAAACTGCTCGCGATATTTTTATTATCAAGTACAGCTTCTAATTTTGCTATCCCTTGCGAGCTAATAACTTCACAAGAATATATTTTTAAGTCATACAGTTCATGATTTAATTCCTCAATCTCTTTAATATCTTCATATTCAGCTACGCCATCACCGCATACGACACGTGAAAATTTCAATGGTTTTCCTGCGATAGCTTTCGCAAGGATAATTTTCCCTGCATTAGTTAAAGTTATATTGTTAAATTCAGACATTTTACTATTCCTTTACGCATTAAAATTTCACAATATAAATTCATTTTATTTTTTCTACATCTATTCATAGTTACAGCATGGATGCAGCCTTGAAAAATACCTACACCATGATGTAATTTCATATTTCTGTCTTGTTCAATTATCGTATGCCATCTGAGCAATTCAGCGTGAAAGGGCTTCATTCTTCTAAGCCACCAGCTGACGCACTCTATAAAATCTTCATGCCATTCTTCCGCTTTCGTATATTGCTCATTATTCCATGTCGTTTCAATTCCAAAATAATGAGTTCTGATGTTATACCATGTTCCGTTTAGTTCAAATGGCTCTCCTTCGGGCTTAGTTTCAATATAATTTCCTGTAGCGTCTCGGAAATATTCATTAATTTTATGATTGACAGCACCGATAGAATTCAGATACAGATTAAGACTTAGGTTTGTTCCTTTTATTTTTAATAAATAAGGCCAATCTCGCAATAAACGCCTATGAATTTTCGGATTACAGCCTGGCAACGGGCAACCAGTTAAATAAGCCAGATACGGTAATTTATCATCAGGGCATCTATCTACATTTATTAAGTCTGTAATTCCTTTTATACTTTTTTCAATTTCGTCAACGCTGACATCAAGAGCTTTAAGAAAACGGATTAAATCATTAGCGTCATCATAATACATTGAAGGAACTATCTCAGAAATTTTCCCCATATAATTCTAACGAAGCTCCTTCCATAATAAAGTCGAAATTTATATCACCGAGTATTAATAATTCATTTTTTTCAGCTTGAACAGTTTCTGAAGGACTATCTAATTCTACATGAACTACACCTTCTACGTTATCAATAACGGCGTAAGCGTCTGAAATCATCAAAGACTGTCCCATCTCGCGAATATTTATGTCTAACAATTCGCGTAACGCTTTATTTACATTTTCACGAACGGTATCAACATTTAATCCCTGAGTTATCGTAATTACGCCTGAAAAATCTATCTCGCGCCATTTGCCGTCTGCAATCTCTATATAATTCGTAAGCATTTTATAGTTGTTAAGATATTTAAGCAGATTGTTTTTTAATAGTAAAGGAGCTAACGCTACTGAATCAGGAGTTGCTCCGTAACTTAAAACATAATAACGGATTAAATTCACTTCGCCTGACCGTTCTTTAACTACCGCTCTGGCTTTAGCTATACCGTCATAAGTCATTGCTAACGTTTCATAATCCCTCTCAGTTACCCCGCGCTTTTGAGTTTCAAAAAATCTCGGTGCCCATAGTTTTATACTGCGAATACTTTCAGGTTCGCTTCCGCCTCCTGCCCAGTTTTCATTGGTAACAGAAACCTGAATAGTTTCGCCTAATTCATCTGTAGCTACATCATGCAGATAAATAACAGTATTAGGAGCTACATTTCCTCTAACACCGCCTCCAATCCGATAAATAGCTGTTATGTTTTCATCTTCCGGCGGTATTCTTCCTGCATATCCATCTCCAAAGAAAATTCTTGCACGCCCCCAAGCGTCAATCTCTACCATATATACTTCCGCGTCAGGCTCTTGGTCTGCAACACTGTCAACATGTTTCCAAATATGCCCGCCGATAATTACTTTCTGGATTTCAATAATGCTTGTTCGCGGCAAATAAAAATCTTGGTCTGCTTCGCCATCAGATACTCCGATTATGTCTTCGAAAGTTTCACCTTCGGTAGCTGTAACATTTACATAATCTGTACCTGCTTTAATAATGGCATCTTCATCTGTTTCAAAAACTACACCGCTTCGTGTTTCTAATCTTGAACCTTGCGGTAAAGTTACATCATAATCCCATTTATTTTTTAAGGAGACTTTAATATCGACATGCGAAGGTGTAGCATTTTTCGGTGTATAAGCGACAATTTTACACATATTGATTAAATTTTGCCGTTCTGTCGCTGTGGGCAGATACGTTTCGTTCGCTTGATGGTCAAGATAAAAAGCTAAAAGGTCTGTTATATACGCAAACGATTCAATCAACATTTTACCTGCGTTATCTTCTTCAAAATCGTTCCAATGCTTCTCGCCGTAAGTCTGTTTTATTCGGCTAATACAATCAGTTACTATTTCAGCGTGGTCTTTTTCTGTATATTGAAACCGTTTTAGTCCAGCCATCTTTGAACACCTCCTGTTCTGCTAATACCTAAAATGAAAGAAAAGTCTCCGTTAGTCGATTTCAAATAATATCTCATCTGAGCTTTTACCATATTTTGTTCAGGATATGCCACAACTCTCGTATTTTCTTTATCAAGAATTATTCGAGGCTCCCATCTCTTAATACTGTCAATAAGCTCGAATCTTATTAAAGCGCAGGTAATATAATCTAACGGTTCAAAGATAAAATCCATTACTTTTGAACCAAACTCAGGAAGCATAACTCTTTCACCTTTTCTCGTACCTAAAATTTGAATTATGTTTCCTTCTATTAAATCAACATCATTTTCAACGTTAAATAATCCTTTATCTCCAGATTTAACCGGATATGAAATTCCCCGCCAATTCATTAAATTTAACCTCCCGCATTGACATTTCCGCTCCCAGTTGCAACTTTACTTCCGCAAGCTACAGGGTCGCCAATGCGTCCGGCCTGTTTGCCATTTATATAAACGCTTGAACTTCCTGATTGTAAAACACTGTCATGACAACCGTGCGGACAATCAGGATGAGTACAACAATGAGCTGCCCATCCATCACTCTGTCTATGCCATGGTCTGTTATTCACATATACATCAGGACTTCCTTCAACATTGGGACGTGAAGGCCAACATTCATGTCCTGTACATATATCATTCAGTCTTGCTGCTGGAGGCATGAAACATCACCAGCCTTTTTTCTTTAGCTCTTTATCTACATCTTTACTAATCAAAAACATGAATGTCAAAGAAAGCACACTTACGAACCATACAGCAGGATTTTGATAACATAAAATTCCCTGTGTTACGATAAAAACTATTAAAATTCCAAAAAATAACCAAGTCATGATAAATTCTCCTCTTAGTTCAAATCAATTCTCGAGGCTGTAATGCCTATATGATTCGGTGCGTGAATATCTATATTTCCGTCTTTCATGAAAATATAACTTCCATTTTTATCACGAATTTCTACGAACTTGTTTTTATCATCGAGCCGGACGTAATTATTATCTTTGTCTTTAAGCTCGATAAATTCTTCATTAGGCTTATCACAGAAAAGCATATAATGCCCGCTAGTTGTCTTGAACTCCTTGTAATAATGGGCATCTTTTGAATCTCCGACAACTTCAGGCGGAAATTCTTTCTGAGCTTGCCAAAGGCCAAGCCATACGGGGTATGTCGTATCCGGCTTACCGTCTTTCCATTGGAACATAACCCATACACCGGCATCGATTTCAGGCACAGCATAATTACACATTCCTTCCATTCCGCCATAGGAAAAACAAGGCCAAGCCCATGGTAAATTACCGACTGGCTGCTCTCCATATGCTGCTATAACTCGTATTTTTAATCTCCCAAGTTTCAAAGGGTCGTTATTATCAACAACAATTCCTCTATGAAGTCCTGCAAATTCTAAATCTTTTGCTATCAATTCAAATTCACCACCATCTTTTGAGGTTTTGATGATGTTTGATTTTTCACTTCGTTAGCACTTTTCGCTGTGTTTGTAGCATTTGAAGATTGTTTAGGTGCTTGGCCTGCTAATTTACTCTTAGGAACATTCCTGCTCTCATGGTCATTTTTAGCTAAACTTAAATTACATGTATAACCTGAACTTGAAATTTCGTGCCTTACTTTTGTAATCCGCCAGTTCCCGCTAAATTTCTTCCCGATATTCTCTATAGTTATGCTGTCTTTAGCTTTCAGATAAGGAAGTCCGATTATAACTGCCTCAGCTTCAATCGACTTCATAGCAGCTGTTTTTACTTTTCCTGCCGCTGACTGACGTACTTGTGCTTGCGTTGGAGCTGGGGACGGAATAACACGTCCGCTCTCATCTGCTTTGGGACTTAATGGCGTCTCATTTTCTATCCGCTTTTCAGGAAGGGGCTTATCATCTAAAGAAACTAAAACTGTCTTAGAACTTTTTTCCGTAGTGGTAGAACCTTCGCTATTTTTAGTCCCCTGTGTAGCAGCTCCTACAATCGGCAGTTTCGTTAAGGGGTCAATACCTGCGACTTCCGTTTTCCGGCCAGTCCCTTTTCCCTCTTCAGCTTTACTTTTAATACTGAACGATTGAAGATAGCCGTCTTTATCTTCCCTGTATCGAAATTTATACACAGGTTCATTAATTTTATTCGGCTCGAAATGAAGTTCATCATTCACTACCCATACGGAACACCCTGTGTCTTTTGCCAGCTCTGATAAGAAAACTAAATCATTCTTTGCGCCCTCACTGACAAATTCGTAAACTAAATCGCCAGGAATATTAACAGACGGCTTCAAATTATGCTTATCCGCAACGTCCTTAACAATCTCTGAGATTTTCTTATTATTCCAACATGAACGGGAGGCTCTGCCCGTTAATCTGTGTCTGCGGTCATATGCTGTCAGTTCCATACGCGCTACGCCCTCTTCAGCGAACGTATAAGATATTGATTTTATCGTACACGTTCTAATTTCTGAAAGATTTCCTACATAGCCCCATCGGACACGAATCTCTTTCCCTTCTTGAAGATATTTATTATCAACGAAACTTAAATCCGCTTTTGTTATCGTAATTTTAAGCTCGTCCATTTGTTTTTCATTTTCTTCATATGAAAATTTTTCTATATGGTTTGAAATATCTTCGGGAATTTTCTGACCGCCGATTTCAACAATAAATATAGGCTCGTAAGTTTTCATCGTATTACCTTCATCTGAACTCTGTCATAAGACGGGATTCGCAAAATAGTGCCTGGCGGAATGACTGTAGGATTACCGATATTATTCACTTCTGCAATTATCCACCATAAGCTGACATCTCTGTAATACTGCCAAGCAATTAAATCTATACGTCTGCTATCTGCTTCCGTTACCTGATGATACATATCAGTTTTATGTTTTGCGAGTTTCAAAGGCTGGCGAGTTCCATAAAAGTCTCCATTTTTGCTGTCAAGATATAACACAGACCAGTTATAACGGCTATTTATACTTAATTCACTCACATCATCACGTCCTTTGTATCTACGCTTTCTTCTATAAACTGCTTTAATTCAATAGCGACTTCAGCAAATACACATTCAAGCTCTTTATTAAATCTGTTTCTTGTAACTTCGCATGAAGTCATTACCCACTGCTCATCAGGCCAAGTATCTCCGAAAATAAATAATAATTTTGAAGGGCCTCTATTTAATCTTGAATTTACATAATTCCCGTAAAGCCATGACTGCAACATACGAATAGCACTCGGAACATTCTCGGTAGCTCCGTGATGTAGAATTATCGTAAATGATAAAGTTCGCTCGCCACCGCCTGTATATTGCAAGCGAGGATGACTCATGCCAGGAATTGCAATGCTGGCAAATTCTGTTTCTTTGCTGTCTTCAAAACTTTCAGGGTTTATGTCAAATGTAACTCTTGCACCCGTGTTAGTGTCAACTAACGCTCCTTGATTTTCAGTTCTCATTCGACTTCACTCATTCCGTATCTGACATTTTGAGCTGTCTGATATTTTGTTACAGCTTCGCCGATTGCTACGCCATCAAGGTCAACTTTTGTAACTTGCGGCTGAATTTTCACATCGACTTTCGTATCGTTATTAATGTTAAAAGAATTTTCATTAATAGCATTTGACAAAGCGTTCTCTTGACCGATTGATTGACTTTGTAACCGTTGCGCTAATATAGGAGCTGACACTGGTGCTGATTGACTTGTTCTGCCATAAGAAGCCATTTGTTCTTGCATTTCAGGTGCTACCCCGGTTGGAGCAAACTCTGTAACTGTCGGGGCATTTGCGATTGCATTACTGGGAAGGCTACCAGAAAACTGCTCTGCTTTATCTTGAGTTTCTGCTATCCCTTCAGCTGCAGCAGCTGAAGCTAAAACTTCTTCATTTTTCGCTTCAACTAATCCTAATTTTTCGCCTATCCAGAGTATGCCATCGTATATACCGTTAATAAGTTTGCCAATAAAGCCAATAGTACCTTCAATAAATTTAGCCAAACCACTAAATATATTACATATACCCTCTTTCATTTTAGAAAAATCACCAGTTACAAGTCCTATAAAAAATTGAATTATTCCTAATATAAAATCTAAAACGCCACCAATAATTGTAGCAAGACTATTAAAAATTTCTATGACATGCTGCCTAAAACCTTCAAACTGAAAATAACATGTCATAAGAACATAACCGATTAATAATAATGCAGCTATGATAGGATTTGTTGCGAATAATCCAAATAACGATTGAATCGGTCCCATAATGCTCCCAATTATTCCTTTTACAATAGAAAATCCTTTAAAAGCCACAATGGCAGCAATTATGTATGGCACAAGTTCTCCGATTGTCTTTCCCCAATCACGCCATATATTACTTAGACTATTTGCTATAGGTTCAAGCAAGCCAAGTGCATTTGTATAATCTGTAAATCTATGAAGTATAGGTGCAAATACATCTCCTAATCTTGAGAAAATTTTACCAATTTTTGTAAATCCAATTTGAATACCTTCAACAAAACCTTCAAAGAACTGTCGGATACGCCAGAACACTTTTCCAAGATTTACAGCATAGTCCCAAAGTCCTGCTGCTTGTAACTGTTCAGCGACAGCAGCATCAACCTCTGTAATGCCTTCACTATTAGCTCCGAAGACCATACTTAGAGCGGAACTAAAAACTTTTAATAATTTTCTTATTCCGAATAAATTTTTTTGCCAAGCGTAATAGACAAGAGCTGCTATAGCCGCGAGATTAGCTGCTTTTAGAAGAATAGTTCCAAGCGAAGCACCTGCTAATCCGCTTCCTTTAACTATTCCGAGCAACGCTCCTAATGCTTGTTTCTTAAATAAACCGAATATTGAAATTAAACCTTTAATAGCGACCATCGTTCCGGCAACAACAAGAAGTGCACTGACAACTGCCATAATAACAGCAGCTGTTCTAACTATCATCTTCGTTAAAGTAGGGTGAGCTGTCATAAAGGCATCGATTTTCGTAACTAAACCTGTAATCCAATCAATTAATTTTCTGAAAGCACCTTTTAATGTATCGCCTATAGTTATTCGCAGACTTTCAAAAGCTGAACGCATACGGCCAAGCGCACCTTGAACTGTATCATTCATGGTATCGGCCATGTTTTTAGATGCTCCTGCTGATTCTTTTCGGATTTGCTCTAATCTTTCTCCAAGTTTACCTGTATCATATGCTTCAAGCAAAGCTGCCATGCCCGTCGATGCTTCAGTTCCGAATAAATTTCTTAGCTTGGCCTTTTTCTCAACATTTCCCATGCCTCGTAATTTTGCTGAAAGCTGAGGGATAATTTCTTCCACAAAATTTAGCATATTACCGCTTGTGTCAGTTATACTTAGCCCAAGAGCTTCCATTGCTGCTTGTGTCTGTTTTGGCTGAGCAGCTAATCTGCTTAATGCCATGCGAAGTTCTGTACCAGCTTGCGAACTTTTTATACCGACATCTCCTAAAGCACCTACCATTGCAGCAACGTCATCAATTTCAATTCCTAATAAATGTGCGTCAGGAGCAATATACTTAAAACTTTCTCCTAAACTTGCTATCGAAGTATTAGTTATTGACGAAGTTTTAGCAAGAATATCTGCAACATACCCCATTTTATTGGCTTCAAGCCCGAAACCTCGTAATGTATTTGAAGCTATATCGGCAGCTTGCGCTAATTCCATGCCTTCCGCATTGGCCATGTTCAATAAGCCTGGCATAGCTGCTATAGTTTCGCGATAGTTAAAACCTGCACGCGATAACATTTCCTGCGAATTTGCAACTTGAATGGCAGTAAACTGTGTTTCGCGTCCTAAATCTCGCGATTGTTTCTGTAATTCCTCAAATGCTTCACCTGTTGCACCGGACACAGCTTTTACGCGAGCCATAGCATATTCAAAATCTACACTGCCCTGAATAGAAGAGCCGAATGTATTCTTCATTGCAGAGAACCCCATCAGACTACTCTTCCAGCCCATATATACAGACATTAAACTTTGTCCGATATTTTTGAAGCTATTATCAACTTTTTTAGCAGTAAGCTGCGCCGTATCTCCTAAGCCATTTACATAGCCTTGTAAATTCTGTATCGCATGTGTTGCGTGGTCTCTTAGATTTATAAGGATACTAAGAGTAAGCGAATAATCAGAAGGGTTCATTTCTTAATCTTAGCTCCTTTCTTAATTTCTTCGTTTTCGTACTCTATTTGCTTTTTAAGCCGTTCAACATACCATCTGCGTGATTCAGACTGCATGTTCATAATTTCTTCATAACCCCAATGAAGACCGTAGGCGAGGAAAAATACTTGTTCTTCTATGCTCCAGTAGTTTCCATCGCTGTCAGCGGGGTAAAAAAATCAGGAATTTGATAAAGCATAACATCGTAGTTATGATTACATTCAGGATTTGAACATTCAAGCTCTATTTTAGGTTCAAGCCCGCCTTTCAAATTAAGAATTGCCATTCTGATTTTCGTTAAATCTTTGACTAAAAGATTTTCAAATTCTTTATAAGTTGGCTTATGCCCATTAAAAGCACTGCATCCTGCTACTGCGATATTGATTAAGTCGATTTCTTTCTGCATTGCAAGCCACTCTTCATCACGGCCTGTCATATAATCAATTTCAGCAATGCCGGAACGTGTATTAACGACAATAGGCATGTCTTCTTTAAATGGATAAACTTTTAATGTTCCGTTATCTAATGCTTCCTGAAAATTTAGATGATAACCTGAAGTATGCCCGCATGCAGGACACTTATAGTTAAAATCTAACTCATCGCCGTAGCTATTCATTCGGATACGGAGGATTAAATAATTTCTATCGCCAGTTTTCATATCGAGCAAGATATTCATACCTTCGCCATTAGGAGGCATAGGCTGGCCATTATAAGAAACCATAGCACTGAGAATGAATTTATTTAATCCTCGCCCAGTCTTCATTTCTTGACGATTAAGCAGCATTTTTTCAGCTGCTGCTGTTACTTCTTGAATTTCAACAGGAATCCCTGAAGGTAAATCAAATGTTACTTTCTCGTTATCAATTTCCTTTTTAGACATTATTAATATACCTCAACGTCTCCTACTGTAAGTGTAAGCGTTTCAACTATATGGTCTGAACTTCCGCCTTCATTATCGCTCCATGAAATTTTAGAACAAAATGCTTCTTTCATCTTATATGTCTGTATAACATGTCCCAATCTGTCCGTTTCACAGATTTCAACAGTTTTTCGATATTCCGATGGGTCGCCAAGCTCACCTGTTAGCGTATTTGTCGCTGTTGTCAGCCAGTTCCAAGCTGTTAAATCTGACTTATCTGCTGGAGTTCCTTTTTCAAGTGTGCACTCTCCGATAGTCGCACGTCCGGCAAATTTCATAGCTCTCACACTACCAGCCGGATTAAACTCATCAACTTCAATTTCAACTTCTGGTGGTGTAGCTTTCTCAAACCATGCTCCATCAATTCCGTCAACACGAACTAAAAACTGATGTTTCTGTCTCGGGTTACCAGGAAATGTAGCAACTAATCCCATATTTTCATCTCCCTTACGCTGAAGTGCCTAACGTTTCAGAAAGGCTTTCATTAAAATCAACATCAAGCCGAGTAATAACTGCGTCTGTAACAATCCATTTAATACCGACTACTGGCTTAATAAAAATTTGACACTTAAATTCACCACGCTGAATATTTTCAGGAGTGTTTAGCTTAGCTTCATCTATCGTATTGGCATTCTGGTCGCAGAAAATTCTGTAATCATAGAACCACCGCTGAGATTTCCATTCTGCAAATCGAGGCTCTAAGCCTTGATAAAACTCATGCCATGTTCTCGGGTCGTTGGGCTGATGTACGTATACTCTTGCATATGCAGCGACCGTTTTCTTTATGATTATCATCATTCTGCGAACATTAACTTCACGAAGCAGACTTGCCTGCCTTTGTAATGTTTGCGCTCCCCAAACGACTGTACCCGTATCATCAAATACACATATCGGATTAATCTGATTATCGCAAAGATAATTCGCGTCTCCGAGCCGACCTCGACCGCCTACATTTATATCAACGCCTAACGCATTTAATAACCTGCCGCGTCTCATTCCTGCAGGTACATAACTTTCATTCGCGTTATAATCATTAGCAGCCATAATCCCGAGTACATCACCGACTGGGGAAACTAAACGTCCTGTCTGTTTTACCGTGTCATAAACTGAAATTTTCGGGTAATACATAGCACCATAATTACTGATGAATGGGGCATGTTCATAAACGCCTTTACCGTTTCTAAATTCGACAGCTTCTTGTGGAGTTAAGTCAAAAGGCGTTTCTGTTACGAAAAGTAAATCGCCGCGATTTTCGCAATAGGCAAGACCAGCCGTTATAACTGCTGGTGAAGATACACCAGGAACAGCTAATTGAACTGCATCCGTTATGTCATCAAACGCATGAAGACCTGTTGCATTTGTAGCTGAGCCGATATAATCAGCGTCATTAACATCTTCGCCATCATCGCCGCCTTCAAGAACATAAATGCCTTCTAATGGACGATTATCAAAAGTTGAATTTGAGCTGTATAAATCCTCTAATTCAATATAAAGGCTTGAAATTTTCTCGATATAATTATCATTTGCTTCATCAAGCGATAAATCAACTAAATCTTCAACTTCATCTTCATCGAGAAAAACCTTCATACTAAATAATTCATCTTCGTTGACGTTGCTGGGATATATTTTTACACTTATTTTATTGCCCCATGTTCCTATAGATTTCGCTATAACTTTCATTGTAGGCTCAGGAGTTGCAGCTCTATCATTAATGTCGACAGACGCTTCAACTGCAGTTAATGTCGTTACATCTGTAATATCTTCATAATGTGCGATACGAGAAATCCAAAGGACAGCTCCATAACTTAAAGCTCGTTTAGCAAGTA